TCTGTCAGTCCCAATAGTGTACGACCAACAAACTCCAATCCGCTCATGTCGCCCTTTATAGCAACTAATTTGCCGCCTGATCCTGTATAGGCCGAGGGTGTATCTGTCAAACCGAGAAAGGTTGTCACAAGGCCCGTCAGTCCTGTTAGTGCAATCTCGTCATTGCCGCCATCCTCATGTCTCAAATGATGCGAGGCCAAATTTGGGCCAAGTAATCCCAGAGATTGTCCATAACTCATGGCTATTCCTTTTCGCTGAGAATGATTTTTACATTGCCAGTCGCAGCACCAGACGTATGCACATATTTGATGCGCGCCCATTTTGCGGGCGTGATCATCTCACGATATGCCGAAAAGTTTGATGTCGACGAGCAGGCAATATTTGATTCGGTTGAACCATCTGCCAAAATAAACGGTTTGGTTTCCCAAAACAGGTTCTCTTCGGTGTCTAGCGCAAGCTGAATATTAAAATATCCAACAAGAGTGTTGGTGCCCTTGATTGTGATGTGCACTCCAACAAATTCGTCTTTGGAAATGTCAACGGGATCGCTAACCCAATTGGCAGATAGTGTTCCGTTGAATAAAACATTTTTCATATTTTTCCCCTATGCGGTTGGTGTTATTGGTTGAATATTTATTTGCACCCCGGCACACATATCGCCAACCTCTGATGTGCTAACAAAAATTAGCAATACATGATCTTTATTCATCGTATACGGAAAGTTTTCATATACGCCCACCTGATTATCGAGGGTGACAACCTCCCAATTTGATCCAACTGCGGCGGCCAGCGTTTCGATTGTGAACATGCTAGGCGCGCCCGCCGTATCGTCGAACTCGCAGTTAAAATCTTTGGCTGTCACCTCGATCGTTGGCGAGCCGTCGTGATTGTAAACCTTGACCTTGATGCTATTGAGAATGCATTTTTCCACTATCGGCAATGTAAAAATCAAATATCCAGAGGCTATTGATTGCCAATATGACGGTACGGTTGTTGGATTTGTCCATGTATCCAGCCCGCCGCCATCATAGGACGAATGCGCACCAACAAGGACAACATTTCGCGCTCGATGCAAATCTACAATTCGATCTTGTATTGCATTGCCATCCGCTGCGAGCCAAGGTTGCATGCTCGAGTATGTTCTAATCCTATCAGTAATTGGCCATGTCATAATCTACGCTCCAAACGTATCCCGATCAAAAAGTGATTCGGGATCGTCAAACAAAAATGTTTTCGATTCGCCGACGGTCACCAAGCAATGCGCCTGCGAAAATCTGTCAGCGATTGCTTGCGCCTGCTTAATGTCATATGTGCCAGCGTCGCCAGGATTGCGATATACGAATGCATAGAATATCTCGCGCATTGTTCCATCCGCTGCGAGCGCATAGGGATATTCGCGCACCTCGACATTGTTTTCTTTAAGATTGTGTTGCAATCCAAACACCGCCCAATATGCATTTATCTCGCGATACGGATCTTTATTCGCAGCGTACAAACCCACGCGCCGCATTTTGATTGTGTCGTATGGTTGCACGATCAGCGTTGTCAGCGCCTCGAGATCGGTTCCGTATTTGAATGTCAGATTTGCGCCATCAGACTCAATAACAAAATATGTATCCTCAACCGCGCCAGCCGCCTGGGTCGATGCAAGTACGCCAAGATCGACGCTGTCGCGAACTTGTTGCACGCGATAAAAATCATTCCCGCCGCCACCATTGTCAACAACGCCAAAACGATAGCAGTCTGTTTGGTCCTCGCCGATTATGATTCCGGTTTCACAGTCGAGTAAAGAATCCCACTCAACAAGTTTAGCCTCGACCCTGAAACCATCCGTCGTGCTATTGAATGGGATTGTTATTTGTGGCGCAGTCGTACCAAAGACGGCTTCTGCCGCGGTTGCAACGGTGATCAAGATTGTTCCTAACACATCGGTTTCATCGAATGCCTGACCCGTCGTTGTAATTTGTTCCCAATATGGATCGATCAGTGCATTGTCAAACTCGTCTTTGAATGCCCACTCTGGATTTAATATGTTTGCCAACACGCGCCGTAGATTCTGTTTTGTCGACGGTAACGCCAGTTGCCAGCGCGCAGTTATTACCGCTTGTCGTTGCGCCAGCGTTGCATTCGCGCCAGGCACAACCGCCAACATCTGCTCCCATTCCTCTAGCGTTTCCTCTGCTGTTTGTGGCCAGATCTCTTTCCAAAGCCGCTGTGCATGGGATTGTCCAAAATTGGCAACACCAATTGCGTCAAGGCACAAAAGCTTTTTGCAGAGTGCGGTTTCATCCTCGGCATAAACTCCGGGCGGCAACAACGATTTGAAAATCGAATAGTATTGTGCGCCCACATTTGGCGATCCGCCAAACTGCGATCCTCCTCCGAATTGCCCAAAGCCGCCGAATTGCATCAATCGCCCAACGACAAAATTAAATCACAAATCAAAGATGGGGTTGTGCTTGCTGCCCAACCCGAGTCAGTTGTCACAACAACATCGATCACCTGTCCGGCTGTAAATGTTTCCACGCCAGGATCTTGTGTTGCCGTATCGATCTGTGTCGGATCCGCATTGAGCACACAGGCCAGAGTACCCTTTGTCATGCTGCTGACGGTTCCTTTGCGCCAATTGACAATGCACGTTCCCGCACTGCGAGCGTTTTCACAGTTGATCGACATCGCAACCACGCTGCCCTTGAATGGTGCAACGAATCGTTTGTTTGCCGAATCGCCATCTCGCGTCAGATTTACATCGGTCTGAGTTGCGACGCAATTGGCCTGCGAAAAACTCAACGCAATGAGATTGCCAATGCGAGCACGTAAAGCGCATTCAGACAATCCAGCAACAACACGATTCCAATCTGCTGCGTCAAAATCATATTCATCCGAATGAATCGCGAGCGCATTGCTGTGTTCATCGTCGCCTAAATATGTTTTCAAAAGCTCAAGCGAATTGTAATCCTCGTCGAAAATTGATGTGCTAATGCCCATGTTTCACCTCAGATATCCTCTGGTTTTATCGTAATATGCTTTGCATATGTTTCACCGTATACAATCAACTCAACGGTTCCATCGGGCGCATCGTCCGTCGGCACAATATTGGCCGCGGGAGTATCGATCACGCAATCTTTTACGCCCTCGATATCCATAACCACATCAAAGATTTTTGACAATCTTAATTCGTCATCCCAAACTTGATCGGGATCGGCACCAAGGCCGCGCGCGGGGCCAAGACTGTCAATGTAATCCTTCAATCCTTGCAAAATTGCAGCGGAACACGGACCCGCCGGATAAATCGGATCGTCGTGTTGGGGCTCTATATCTGGCGCGACATCAAGCACTGTTTCCGTTGCGCTTGCCAACGATTTTACTGTCAAAATCTGTCCGTTCAAAAAGATGCGATCGTTGACCGCAAGATCTGTCGGTCTCGTTCCTTGCCATTTCAGCGTCAAGGTTCCAGCCGTCCAGGTATCAACAAGCTCGCTTTGATTCGTCTGCGATCCGCGCCAATCCCAATCATAGGCATGATGCACCTCAATTGTGATATCAATTTCCTGTTCATTTTTTACCGGAATAAGCACGCCGGCATCAGCCGGACATGGTCGTTTTGCGTCGATGTTATCTCGTACCAATGTTTGCAAACTGGTACTGGGTATGCGTGCGCTGGCAGTTCCCTCTGCAAGAATGGCAACGTCGACGGTCCCAAGGCCACGTCTGCCATCCGGCGCAACAGAACTCGGCCCGTATACATAGGCTGAATCAACGCCGCCGACTTCCATTGCCCACGCCCAATAGTCCGAAAATCTACCACCCGCGGGCGGCGTTTGAATCGCATGCAACACGCGGGCGAGTAGTTCCGCATCCGTTTCCTCATCGCAACCGCCCGCCAGCGTGTTTTGTAAAATCGCCTCGGTTTCGATACCCGCGGGCGGCGTTTCAAAACTCAATGTTTCACCATCTTCTTTATTCGTAGCCGAGCCGGTTGAGATTGATTCAATGTCAAGATCGATATAGCCCGGATCTTCCGGTATCGTACCACCCTCTGTCAGTTGATAGCGCGTTCCGTCGTCGTGCGTCAGCGTATCGCCAGCAACAACCTCTGCGTCGGTTTCGCCGTATACTCGGATCGCATCAATGCCAACAGATCCCCGCGCGACCAATCGAGGATTAGTACCAAGGCGCGTTGCCGCGTGCATCTCCAATCCGTCGGTTGAAGCAGTCGAGGGGAAAATGTCATTTTGCACATTGCCCGCTTCATAGTATATGCCTTGCAATGCGTCGACGAGGATCTGAATGCGCACGCCCAAGTCGCTATCTTGCGTTGGCAATAGCGACGGATCGAGTGCCTGCGCAATATCCAAAAGTGTATTGATCAGTTCCGTTCTGCTAGGTATTGCAATCATGATCCCACCCTAAAAGTACCCAGTTGTAAGCCATTTTTTTGAGGCGTATCAATCACGATATTAGCAAACACAAATCCCGTTAGCGCGTCGGTATCAACCTCGATCACCATAACCGCCGTCACCTCGCCGCTGTCGATCAGTGGTTGCAATGCCTCTGTTGCATATTTCTGTGCGTTGCGTTTCGCTTCTCGCAAATCTTTGATTTGCCAAAACCGTGAGCCAAAATTGCTATCATAAACCCACTTTCCTCGTCGGCAAAGCAAGCGAAACCTACAACGAGTATCAAGCGTTTTGTCGCGCACCAATTCGCCGTCGCGCAATTCAAAATCGCCCGAGTCGTTGATATAGGTATATTCACCGTCGGTAGGATAGATGCTACCACCACCCCAATAAAACTCACCCCATATGCTAGATCCCCAGGGCATTAGTACACAATTCCTTTGCAGCGCTGATATGATTCGAGCATTTGTGCATCGGAAAACAACGCGCCAATTCCGCGCGATCCGCAAATTATTCCATGATATGATTTTGTCCCATCAACTACAGAACCAATTGTCAACAATGCCTGACCGCCGCCGGTTGGCACATTTACATCCTGACCCGTTGCAACAAACTCACCATCAAGATACGACCTGACAACATTTGTAGCGTTGCGCGTAAAACCAACATGCATCAATTGACCCACTGGCATCATAGATCCGAGGCTGATAAAATCATTGACAGCAACATCGTGTTCGCTGAACCATTTGAACTTGCCAGTTCCATCCAATACGTTGCAAGCTGCCAAAGTATTTTTTGCTTCCGTTTCACCGTCGCCGCCGATGTAAAAAAAATAATCCTCGACGGTAGATATCTCTGAGAGATACATCAAAAATTCAACTGTCAAATCGCCAGCGATTTGAAATGATGCATGCGCCGCCGCTTGCAAATAAAACGTCTCATCGAATACCAAACCCATCAATCCGGCGATGCGTTGATGCACCGCTGATCCTGCCATAATGGTAAGGTGATTCGAATGCCCACTGCGATCTTTGAGCGTGTCTGCGCTGCCATCGTGCGCATACAACCAACTCGGCTGCGTTACAATATCGGTGGGCAGATTCATGTCGAGATAATACCACGCACTCGATTGATTGCCGCCCTGTCCTGCAATGCGCCGTTCAACCGAGATTAACGAATTGCGCAGGGCATTGACCTGCGAGGCGTCGGCGCGGGTAGTTTTGTTGATAGCGTCAGGCATGTTGCTTTCACTGTCGAACGTGCCAGAAGCAAAATTAGATTCCCAAATTATCCGACTAACGCTCATGACACTTTGCCTTTGTCCGATAGCCACGACGCTTGTTCCAGCAAAAAGTTATCAACGCCCGAGGCCGCCGCGTCGAGAGGTGTTTTAATTGGAGCCAATAAAGCAAATGCTCCTAACGCAGTAAATGCCGCCTTGAATAATCCAAGCAATGTTGCGTTTGCGGTATTAAATGTTTCTCCTCGCATTATTGATTTTGAATCACTCCCGACATTAATTGTTTTTCCCGACTCACAGTTCAATTCTATATCGCCACTTGCTCGCAAATAGATTTTTGGTCCAGCGCCACTTGTGCTGTAAATGCAAACATCGCCTGCGCCCAAATCTGATGGTCGATGCGCACGATCCGTTGTCGCAATTGCAATTGCACCCTCGCCCGCGTTGCCTATTTTTACAATCAACACCTCGCCGCCCGCTGGCGGGCGCGAGGCAAAACCAAATTGCTGCCAGACCTCGACATCGTCGAACTGCTCGCCCTGATATCCCTCAACCTGCGAGAAAAAAGAATCATTGACGCGCTTGAGAATACCGCGCCTCAATGACAGACTTGCTTTTTGCAGCGCCTTGGCAATCTTGCGTTCAACTATGTCAACAGTGTGCATCATGCTAACCAGACTCCACTCTCATGTAATGTAATCTCGGTCCAGCGCCCTGACTCGTCGCCAGAGAATCGCCGGCGCGTCACGTAATAAACGCCCTTGTAGCCACTGATTTGATCGTCAACATCGACGAGTGTATCGATCTGCCAAGGCAACGCCTCGCTTCCAAACCCCTCATTATAGTGGCCGGGTACGGTATAGTCGAGGCTGATCGATTCGAATCGTCGACGATCGCGCTCGGCCTCGGCTTTTTCTTTTGCTTGCTGTACGTTCTTTATATCACCGTCTGTCAGGATCAATGTGCGAGGTATTGGTATGGTGTCATCTCGCGCAATGCCTTTGTAATTGTTGCCCGTACCATATTTGACTTTAGTATTGCCCGCGTTCCCATAACACACATATTCAGAATAAACATTTTGCATTGACTCATGAACGCTCGCCGCCTTTATGTTGTTTTCTCCACAACGCCCATCTGTCGACGGATACAATCGCAAACGATAGATCGGATCGAGGCTGTAGGCTGGCTTGCCAATTATGCCCGCACCGTTCGCCGCGCACCATATGAGCATCAATGCTTTTTGCGCGCGTTGTTCCAAGATCTCCATTGCCGTCTGGCCGGGTTCAACCTTAAGATTGGGAAACAATTTGGCCCTTATTTGATTCAGATTCCTAGTGGCTGCGTCTAGATCTCCGTCGATCTGAGCAAGCTTTTCATCCATCTCTGCCAATAACTCTGTTTTATTATCGCTTGTCACGCGATATCTGTCTGCAACCTCGCGTCGGATCTCAAGCGCCGTTCCTTCTTTTTGCTTGCGCCAGGAGGCTTGATTGCGTTTGTATTCCGCTTTCGCTATCAACGCCTGTTTGTTATCCTCGTTGTCAACCGCCCATTCGCCGATCCAAGGACCGCCCAATGTTTCGGCAATAGTTTTCAGCGTCGGATTTTTTAGGTGCAACAACGGCGCGCTGCAATCAATCAATTGCCCGAATAGGTCACGACCACGAATATCAACAAAAAAACCACTGTCAGCGTCGCCAGAATAGCTAACGTCATCAACTATGCCTCGCATCTGTACTGTGTCATCGAGGAGGACTGACACAAAATCACCCCTATGAATCTTTTGTGCCATCTCGCCGTGAAGATTGGGCGCCTTGAATGAGAATGCATCTGCCGGCTGTAATAGATCGCTCTCAATGTCATAGCTTTGCCAACGGGTGAAACGCTCATTGTTGATCTCGAGAACGATCTTTGTGTCTCTGTCAGTCAGCATAAACTTTTAACTGCGTACCCGGCGGTATCAAAAATGGGTTTTTCAAATTGTTTATTGCGATCAATTCCTCTGCTCTTTTGCTGTCTCCATATCGCGCGTGGGCAATGACACTGATTGGTGCTTGCACATTCGTCTCCTCGCCACGCACGATAGGTTTCTTTTGTTGCACACGCTCTGCCAGCTTCATGCAATTGCGCGCAGTGCGGCGACATGCTCGTACCACTGGCCATTGTTTTGGCGTTGTCAGCTTGCGCGCATGATCCATCGAATCGTCGAGTGCTTTACGCACCGTATCAACCTTGCGCTGCACGTCATAGATTTGTGATTCGATATTTTTTTTCAATTCTTGTATGCGCGTAATGGCGGTTGCCAGCGTTCCGATTCCATAGGCCACTCGTTGTTGATCAAGCTCTTCAATGTCGGCGTCAAGATCTGTTTGCAATTGTTCCATCGATGGAATAATTTCTGGCAAAAACGAATCAACACCGTCCTCGACGATCTCAATTTTGACAGCAACAAAATTGCGCGCGCTGCTTTGATGCGATATTGCCAGGCTGCGGATCCGCGCATTCCATGCGCCCAACAATAGATGAATAAACTCATGTGGCAAACCATCGTCTGCAATTTGCATTAGTTTGCCTAATTCGACCTCGTAATTGTCGCCAAAAATAATTGCTGATATTGATGTTGTGCGCGCCTCGCGCCCGAGATCCTCGCAGTCGGCGCCATTGCGCCAAGGATATTTGTATTCAGCCTGACGCCTTGTAAGCGAATCTTCGAGCGATTCAACCGAAAATTCGACGCCGCCAAACGAGGCGATCTCGAGATTGTCCCAACTCATGATCCTGCATTCCTCGCTGCGTGCATGTCTGCGCCATCAATACCGCCAGACGGTTTGACTTTGATCTGTATTGGCTGCTTGAGTGTTTCATTCAGTTTGTCAAGTGATGATCTGATCGGCTCCCATTGCATCTCATTTGCTGTCTGTTGTTTTTTACTCGTGCCCACGAATACGTCCGAGAGTGCGCGCCCACCAAGCCATTGGGGTATTTTTTCGGCGGCTAACGTACCAACACCGTAGCCAAGCGCACCTCCCACCGCTCCGGCGCCCGCCATCAATCCACCCGCAGCCAATGCGCCGCCGCCCACCTTTGCGCCAAGCGCGCCAAGCGGAACCGCACCAAGGCCAAGCAAACCCTTTGCGCCGCCCATCATGCGAGCGAACAAACCCGCTTTTGCTGCGGGCAAATCCCCAAACGCCGCCGCACCATTGCCGCCAAGCGCGCCGCCGTCCATATTGACAACAAAAACTTTTTGCACGCCTGCCATGTCAGCGAGGCCGCCGAGCGCTGCGCCTGCGCCGCCCTTGCCTCTGTTTTTGACCATGTTCCACGCGCCTCTGATCAACTTTGGCCCAAACATTTTTGCACCAATGGCGCCCACTCCAATTGCCGCCGCAGCCTCGGGATTGTTGGCGATCCATGACGCTGCTTTGCCGCCGTAGTTTTGCAACGCGCTATTGCCCTTGGCGAGTGCTTTGTCAATATCAGCCGAGGGTTTTCCAAATGGTCCCTCCTCGGTTTTCTTAAATGCTTCCCCCACATCCTTGCCAGTCTTGCGCGCCTTGAATATTTTCTCAGCATCGGCGCCCGCCGCCTTGAATGCAACCACCGCCTTAAATCCCATCTCTGCAAATATGTCGCCGAGTTTTTTGACATCGCCGCCGGTTTTGTCCATGATCTTTTTCATGATCACGTCAACGTCTTTAAGCTTGCCCTTGTCAAACGGCGACCATTTCCACTTTTTGAAAACCTTGGTTGCTTTTTCGTCTTTGAGTTCTTTCATGAACCCATTGATGATTGTGGCTGTCTCTTCGGCGCTGGCGCCCGTGCCCGACAGCAATTGCTGCAACGGCAACAACTGCTCAACACCGCGCTTGCCTACAAAACCATAGGCCGTTCCCGCTGCCAAGATTTTTGGTACAACGTCAGCAATCGCGGCCATTGATTCGTTGCCTGCGTCTGCCATTGCTTTCATCATCGCCATGCTTGACAGAATATCTTCGTTTGCAACGCCAACCTTATTCAGCGTCGCAGCAACCTTGCTTGTATCCTCCATGCTTGTGCCATATGCTCGCGAGAATTGGACAAGCTCCTGCATTTTGGCAATGCCAATATCAAGCCGCCCACCAAAATCTTGAAACACCTGCATGCCTCTTGCAATCTCCTCGGCTGGCATGCCCGACGCCTCAGACATTTTCAACATTTGCTCTTTTAGCGCGAGCATCTCTTTTGCCGATTTGCCGCTGTCAACGTATAGGCGATTCAATTGCTCATTGAACGTCAAAATCTTTTTGACGGCCATTGCTGCGCCAATACCACCGAGCATTCCATACAGCATGCGCGCGCCAGCAGTTGCAGTGCGCATTCCCGAGGAGATCGAGGCGCCAGCAAACACGCCCTTTTTGCCAAGACGTTCTGCGGCGGTTCCGGCTTTGCCAAAATCCTGCGATAGAACTTGCACGCCGTCGGCGCTGACTTTTATGATTACATCAGAAGCCATCTTGATCCTTCGGCCAATCCCACAACTGCGCGCGTTCAACTAGCACTGAATGGTATTGTGCAATGAACCAATCGCGCTCGTCAGGTGACAATGTTTCGCGCACTTCTTTGACGCTATGAAACACGCGCGCATTTGCGATCTTGGCATCGGCCTCGATCAACATTCTAAAAATCATTTGATACTGCTCCTCGAGATCAAGCTGAGTTTTGGAATACAGATCAACATCCTGCCCTTGTTTTGCAAACCACGCACGCGCGTCAAAGTGCGATTGCTGCAATTCGCCGACGGTCAACAACATCAACCCTAATTGTTTTTCAGTCCCAGGCCAGGTTATGGGCTTTATATCTCGCCGTTTGAGATCCTTGAATTGAATTACGCCCTTTGGTCCTCGGGACTCGCTTGTTGCTTCAACCATTTTTCACTCACATATTTGACCGAGGTGCCGCCCTTGTCGCCTCGTATTTCGTCGTATGCAATTGTTAGCGCCTGATAATAGGCGATTTGCGCGTCGGTAATTCTAGGCAAGGGCGTGCCATAAAACTCGCTGACATTTTGCGCATGCGTGGCGCGCATTGCGTCCATGATGATTTCATCGTCATCTAGCATCGCGCGCATCATTTTGTTTTTCAATGTTTGCATATTCAATCTGTCAGTCTGCATTCCAGACCAAAGATTGAACGCTCTTACGATCTCGTCGGGATAGAGTTCATCTCGCAAATCGTCTGCTGTTTTTTCACAGGATTTTGCAAGGATTTGGATCCTTGCTTCCATTTGGAATTGTTCGCCAACGGGTTGCATCCCAAACGAACGCCAGCGATCACATGCAGCAAAATAGGCAACGTCAATGTCGATCTGTGGCAACACCTGCAAACGTATCCACAGGTCCGGCCTCAAATTGACATGACGTACCCTAGGAATTTTTGCTGCTTTCAGATCCATCAATTCTTGCCGTAATCCAATGCAACGATCTCGAGCTTTGTTACAACACAGTCGCCAGAGGCGGGCGATTCGTCAACGGATTTGATCGAACAATCATAAAATGATTTGCTTGTGCCATCCTGATATTCAACGATCGTTGTGAACTCGTCTTGATCCAACATCATTTGCCAGAAGTCCAATTCGTGATCATCCTCTGGCCTCTCGATCTCAACCGACAAATCAAAGTTTGGAACGCCATACTTTTTTCCACTGGCGCGGTTCTTTCGATTCATTGGCTTGATCACATCAAAGCCATCCATCTCCGCTTTGACAGATACCGATTTGCAATCAAACTCGCTTCCATCAATGTTCACATACGCTCTACATACAAATTTTGTTGACATAATTTTTCTCCTTAGAGCGCATTCACTGTTAAAGTTTTGAGAATTGCGATCACATGAGCGCGACCTATTGGCCTAAAAGGACAGCCTATGTCAAGACGATTGCGATCCGTTGCGTTGATCTCTGCTGCTGTCAAACCCGCTGCAATGTCGGATTCGACACCCTCGATATAATCAAGGCGATCAAGCGTGCGCATGACCTCGTGCAAAATCTGTTTTGCTTTTGTTGTCGTGATTGTGTTTGGGGTTCCAGCAACGCTCAAACTCTTGAGTTTCTTTCCCGCTGCCTTGCGTCGAAACGCAGCAACCAAACTCTCGTCCATGTAATCGCTAATCTCGATTGGATTGTGATCGTAATAACCCGAGGCCACCGATGTCACCTTGGTATTCACAGATCGCACGATCTCAACCTTGCCAGTGCGCAACGATCGAAGGATGGTTACGCCGCCACTAAGCGCCAATTCCTCGTCGGCGCGATTGATCCACTGGGATGCGTCATAGGTTGCTTGTAATCCAGTCATCTCAACCCAGTCCAATGATTCCGCCGGATCGACATACCGAGCGCGCAACGCACCAAAAATTGCAGCGATCTCGTAAGAAGGACGCTCCGCTGCAACCTGACAAGCGATTTGCAAACGATAGGCGTCTGTCGTTGTCGCCTGGCTCGTTGCCGCCGAAACATCGCTATCGACGCCAACGATTCCGTAACACCATTTTTGTTCTAACCCGGTTGACATGCGATCAACGTGACCAGTGCTACCGTCACAAAGCAATGCGATGTTATCAGCGTCATTGCATCCGCTCACGATGATATGATATCTGTCACCCTCTGCAACTACTAGCGCATCCTCGATGTCACCCTCAGTCGCCGACCCGCTGAACAAATCAGCCGCGGTTGCAACGGTGATTGGATCTTCCGTTCCGGTTCCAACGATCTCTGCGCGATATCGAATCGTCTGCTCTGGTCCTTCGTTGTTTGCTGTCAGTGTTATCACGCCCGCCGCGTTGTCAGCGGTGCATGGTAGCGACGTTTCGTTGTTGATCTCGACAACCATTGCAGCGGCGATCTCTGTTAGACTGTCGCCGACGGTAATTCCAACTTTGAACCGTCGACCCGCTATTGTCACGATCAATGTTCCCGAGGCTACCGCTTTGCTAGTATCGCCGCCCGCCACCGTTACGGTTCCGGTCATTGCGGTCGATCCCTCTGGCGCCGATACTCCCCACATCTCCAACGTCGGTTGCACCGCCAATGCTGCGCGCGCCATGAGTGCAAGCATCGATCCCGCACCCCACG